AGTACTCTTTATACTGATTATGTAACATAGGGTCAGGGTGTTCACCATACTGTGTAAAGTATGTAGACATATTTTGATCTAATGCCATTAAACCATAGTCTATTTCTATACCATCTATTTCTCTAGATAGAGTTGATACTTGCCTGCCAAATACATCTTGTTTAATTGGTGTTTCTTTAACTTCCCCTTCTGGTAACATAGTCTTAGCGAACTTGGATGCTATCTCACCTTCGGGTTTATTTCTTTTACTATCTTCATGTACAGACTCAGGTGTGTTTATGAACCCTACCCTAGTCTTGCCTTCTTCTGTCTCAACGGTGTCACCATCAATAACTCTTTGAATATTGCTCATAAACTACCTTTTTATAATGCTTTAAATGCGTTTGGATTAGTTTTCCAGTCATTTAATACTTGTTCTGCTTGAATCTGCTCTCGCATCTTTTCAAACTTTTCGTGTTGTGTTAGTTGTCTATCCCATGTACGTAGTGTTTCTTCTGATATACGAACAGGTGCTTGGAAGTTAGTACTATCTATTACAATACCATCACCATTAATAGGTACGTTTATTGTAAAATCTGATAAGTCGCTTAGTCTTCTAAATTTAGGATTACCTAAATCATCTTTTTTACCACCTGTACCTAATGATAAATAACCTACCATTAGATTGAGTTCTTCACTACCATCCATTATTTGTTCAAATCTATGGTCTGGTGTTAATTCGTCTAAATGTTTACCACCCCATATTGGATTACCTTTATACTCAATACTACCTCCTTTAACTGAGTCTATAATATAGTTCTCTGCTAAAGTAAAGTTACCATTGTTTATAATTAAACCTTTTTGGAAGTCTACTAATAGATCGTTTAACTCATTCCCAGATGGATTGTAGTTAGGTATTCTTCCTACGATACGCTTAACATAATCTTGTTTAGATTCCCCTGTTTTAGTTGGGTACCTATCGAGACGTAAATCTTTATCTTGTTTATATGTAGACAAAGCTTCTGTCTCTTTACGTATCATATCTTCCGTTTTACCTACTTGTACACCACGTTTCAGTATTAACCAATTATCATAATTATCCGCACCAATAGTAGATTTAAACTTATTAGCATCTCTTTCTAACATACTAAGTAAACCCATAGCTTGTAAGGATTTCTCAGTAGGTTGCCCATCTTCATCTACTAAAGTAGACCAACCGTTAATGTAGTTTTCTGCTAATGTTTTAACTAAAGGTACTTCCACTTTAGACTCTTTAATACGTCTTACTACAGCTTCTTGTATACCTCTGTTATCTAGTAGTTCTGCCATAGCTTCTTTACTGGATAATAAATCCTTAGACTGAGATAGGTCACTAATTAAACTTATAACATTAGAATCCATAGCCTCTTCTAATTCAGATTTCTTTGGATAACCTAAGTCTTTTAATGCAGTTGTACGGCTAACAGGATCTAGTAATAAAGCTTGTTTAATACTATCCATTCTAGCTGCTGCATCTTCTTTCTTTTTAGCTTCTCTAATAGATTTTAAAGCTATATTATCCGAGGCTTTCTCTCTAGCGTTTATATCTTTCTGTGCACCTGTACGCTGTCTAGCTATTGCTAAGTTAGCTTTATCTGTACCTGTACTACGTGACTCTAGTTGGTCTAATTTAGCGTTCATATCAAGCCAAGATAACTTTGCACCTTCTAAAGTGTTTACTGTTTCTGCTTGTAATTCTGCTTGTTCATATAAAAGCATAGCTTCTTGACCAAATGCAGTATCGTAGTTATCAATAGACCTTTCTAGTGCTACTTGTTCATCTAAAGATAATTCATCTAATACGCCACGTGACTTAGCTGCTTTATATAATCCTATGTTACCTTCTCTAAGTGAGTTGTTTATCTCTTCTTTCATCAGAGAATCCCATGCTGTGTCACTCATTTTCTCAGGTTTCATACTTCTATTAAATAAAGCATTCTTTGCTAGCTCTACACCTTGTAGTTCTTCTTGTGTGGTTGCTAACGATTCATCCATTGTAAATATATCCGCTGATGAACGAATAGATTTACGTACAGTCTCTCTTTGCTGCTGTTGATTGTACGCGTAATGATTTTCATAATGCTTCTTAGATAACTTAGATGATGCAGTAGCCCAACCTTGTGTTACTAAGGCTCTAGTTTCTTTATCATCATAGTTTTCTAGCATACTATCTAAATTTTCAGCTAGTACAGCTTGGTATTCTTCTGGTGTACTTCCTGCATGTGTATCTATTTCTGATGCTGCTTGTAGGTATAAATCCGTAACTCCATTAGCTACTGCACGTTTTTGTGCTTCTCTATACTCTACATTTTCACCAAATATAAACTTATTAAACCCTGTACGTTTTTTAGTAGCATCTACATCATTTATACCTTTTGCAGTACCTTGTCTAGCGGCAGCCTCTATAGCTCGTCTTTCATTAACGTTAGCTGTTTGTTCGTTTAACGCTTCTTGGGCTACTCTGCCTATAGCATTAGCAAACGATGATACACCTGATGTTTGTTCTGGCTGTAATTGAATAGCTGTACTACGTGTTGCTACTCTTTTAGCAGGTGGGTTAATTATACCTTCTTTAGCATCACTTGTAGCCGATCTTACAGGTTGTCCAAATTGTGTCATTATTTATCTCCCGCAAAGAAAGCTTCGAAGTTTTTTACATCTTGTCTATCTAAAGAAGAGAAGGCTTGTAACTGTTGTCCAAACATAGATATCTTGTCGTCTCTAATACTTAGTAGTGATGCACGTTGATTACCAATAGCTGCTAGTTGTTGTTCAGATTCTTGTTCTGCCCTAGCTGCTGCTGCATGTTTTTGATATACTTCTGACTTCTGTGTCTGATCTATAATATCTAATACAGATTGTCCTTCAACACCTGCTACTGCTGCTGATATTACAGCTTCAGCTTCGGCTTGTTGCTGGGCCATATTAATTTGTGTATTAGTTAAAATTCTATCTTGTTTTATAGCTGCTAAGTTACTAAGTGCTTGTTGACCTCCTCGCAATGCTGCAAGTCTTTGTGCTTCTTTATTGTAACTCGTAGTAAACGCAGCTCTTGAAGCATCAGTCTCTCCAGTAAACACTCCTTCTGCTGCTGTCATACTAGAGGCTACTGCTTGTTGAAATAACATTATAACCTCCCACTTGTTTTATATAGTTGTCCCGCCCAGCTTATATCTGTAATAGTTGCATCTGTTACTGCATCTGTATAGAATTCGGCTTTTGCTAAATGAGCATTTTGATTATAACTGAATTCTATATTACCACTATACGGTACGTATTCACCTACTAGATTACTATTTGAACGCATTATTCTACTATTAAAATTCTGGTCTTCAAAATCAGAATACTCTGAATCTATCCTAAAGTTTATCTCTTGTGTATTTTCAATAGTTATTCTATATCTTTGTATTCTAATTCTATCGGTTGTAATCTTGTTTAAATCACCGTCTACTCTAAAAGGTCTTGTGGGTATGTATCTTGACATATACCTATGTCCTACATAAATAGAACATGGTTGCCCACCACTAATGCTTTCTGTTAATGGTAATGTTAATTCCTCGAAAGGATAATCACAGCCTTCTCCTGCTATATATACAGGGGATGTTAGATATATTGGTTCTATTGGTATTGTTATCCCATCTGGAGATTCTACTTTTTGTAGTAAATCAAGGAATACTCTTTGTGTATTTAACTCTGATTCATATATATGTAGTTTTAGGAATAAAGTATCTGCATCATCTCGTGCAACAACATGTAGAATACCTCTACTAAAATACATGTGCATAATAGATTGTACACTAGTTGTCCACTTACTCCATGCAAACATATGACCTTCATCAGTTTCTTGACGTTCTCCTATATAGATTACATTTCGCGTACCATCATTTAACAGTAGTGCTAGTATACCTGTATTGGAATCGCTAGTTATCCTCCAACAGTCGTTATCGAATAACCCTATAATTTCATCTGTTATAGGGGTAGCCATATCCTGAGATGTGTTTTCTTGTCCGGTATATTCTTGTATTCCTGTAAACCTTCCGATAGGTGCTATAAAGTAAATATTATTGTCCATACTTACAGGTTGTACTGAGTCTTGTATTTCGAAGGATGATGTTAAAGTCATCGATACAGTTTGAGGTGTTATTGCTATATTACCGTTAATCTTGAAATGCCCATTTGATGCACTAATCAATAAATCCTTGTTATGTGGTATTATTGTTTTTAATTCATCTATTCCTGTAGCACTAGACTCTATTGATACACTATCCGTAACAAGTAAACTAGTTGCTGAATTTCTCCACCAATCTTCTGGTTTATCTGCTCTAGTCATACTTACTGTATTGTTAGATAAAAAGACTAAACGTTTTTGGAAATAACCAATACCATTTATAGTTGTGTCTACAAAGTTTGGTTTTGGTACAGTGTCTTCATCACCTACCCGTCTATCTTCCCAGCCACCTTCTAACACATTAAATTCGTCATTATCCCTATCATACTCAATCTTGTAAGGCATAGTGTCTTGTGAAAAGTAATGTACTTCATCTGGTGATCTAGTCTCTGTCCATACAACTTCTTCTAGTTCCCATAATGTTGGGTCTGTTTCTATTGCTTTATCTTCTATCTGAGAAGTGGCTTTAAGGTAATAAACCCCTTTCTCTGTCTGTGGGTCAGGTTGTACTTTTATAATACTACCATTTACTGCATTCTTTGGTAAACCTTCTAATGTATCTACTGTGTTGTTTATCGCTATTGTTGCACGATCTCCACCTGCACCAGATAATACTATGTTTACCCAAGTTGTACCTGGCTCTAGAACCGGATCGAATCCTCCACCTAAATAGGTATCCCATACTGCTACGGTAGAACCGTTAGACTCTGCTTGTAGTGTTGTACCCGCTGCGTTTATACTTGCTGCCAATGATGTTGCTACTGCGTTAGTTGCCCTAGCTGTATCTGCTGTTTCAGGACTTGGTGAAGCATTAAAATCAGGTATTGTTACGGTACCTGCTGCTGCTGTGTTATATTCTGACCTAACTCGCCAACCTATATTCTCACTGTAATTTAACGCCTCTGTTACGTTTATATAAGATACACCAAGTTTAGTATCTAATACTGGTTCTTCTAAAGGCTTCAACATTCTTGCTTTTACTGTAGTATCTACAACATATGTAGTATCCGCTACTGTAGTAAATTTAAGTACTGTATTTGTTAAGTCTGTTGTTCCGTTAGCAACGTAAGCACTTATATCTCCATTTACAGTTTTCTGTTCACCATCTACAAATGCTTGTACGATACCATCACTTGCTGCTTTTATTAATACTTCGTTACCTTTTCTATAATAATTATGCCAACCATCATTTAAACTTGTACTTATATAATGTAATTTATCAAATTCTAGTGGCGGTCTTCTCGTAAGTTTTTCTACTTTGTCTGACCTAAAATTATCTTGTAATGCTGCCGTACCAGTTGTTCTATTACTAGCCGAGAGAGTACTCATACCCATAGTAGGTGTTTTATATGTTCCTTCTATACGCATGTTACTCTCCGAATAAAGGTCTATTGAATCTACTTAACCTAGCTGGTCTAACACCTGCTCGCGCTCGTGCTATTCTATTTACATGGAACTGATTAATCTCTAAAGACTTCAACTCTTCTGTTTTAATATCTATCATAGCCAATCCAGCATCTTGTTTTAAGCTAGCTTCTTTATTTGGGTCTTCTAATTCGTCACGTACAAATTCCGCACCAGCTGTATATACAATAAATTCTTGCATACAACTTGGTAAATCTTCCCATTCAAGTAATCTTATTTCTCGTATAACTGTGACTGTCTCAGAGAAAGTGAAGCTACTTGTGTAATTGTTATATAACTTAGTACCTCTTTTAACGATGTTAACATCAGTTGTTAAGACACTAAGTATTTGTGATGGTATTATAATATTACCAGCCACATCGGGTGAGTACATCACATTGTAACTTGTGTTAAACCACCACCCTCTCTTCTGTGCTTTCTTATTGTTTCTAGTAAGACACGCCATAGCGTTTGCTACATCAGGGTGATTTGTATCTACAGAAGATACAGGACTTGATCCGATTAACCTAAGTAACATGTTTAGTGCTTCTAATTCACTCATGTTTACTCCTTAAAATGAAAATAAAAATATCTACGAAGATATCCTTAAAATGATACTCATAAAGCACACTATTACTAATGTGCTTGAGTGTACCATTGGTTTATGGTGTTGGTGTTTCCTCGTCTGGGTCGAATCGGAATATACCACCTGCGCACTCTGCTCGATTTGGTGTTACACCAAATGCTAGATATGAATCAATGAACCATTGTAATTCTACATCGTGGTAGTAAACCTTCGATGTTAATGGAATTGTTTCACCTGCTAACAATGCTTTAGGTTTAAGTAACACTACTTTACAGTTTACGTCTGCCTGTGTTGCGTCATAAGCGTTACCATTACCTGCATTAGATAAGTGGTGTGTTACACCTACATCAGCTTGTTTAGGGAAACGGTTAGTAACTTCGATACGTACACCGTTGCTACGTAAGATAGTACCTTTTGCATAGTCACCATTACTTGAAGAGAAATCTTTATCTAATAACTTGTCGTTACGTAATAACACGTAGTATTGTGCTGGACGCATTAATAATACAGCATCACCTGTTTCTACGTCTTTCTCTTCGATACCTTGACATAAGTCTTGGATAGCACGTTCTAATAAGTCTGGGTCATCTTCATCACCTACAGCGTTTAAGATAACTACTGTACCACCTTGGAAATCTTTCGGTGCTGTACGTACAATGTTTGCTGGTTTAGAACCACCGCCTGTATGAATAGCATCTTCCCAACCACCTGTTAAGTTATTATCAGGGTCTTGGTTAGTAACCTGACTAGCTTTAATACCTTGAATAACAAATGTTTCATCAAAGAATTTACCAATCTCCTTACCATGTTCCATACCAACTTCTTTACGTACATCAATACTTGATAAGAAATCATCTAGTAAGAAAGTATTAGTACGAGCTAATACAATAGTATCTACTTTAACTGAGATGTTATCAAAGGTGGGTGCGTTATCTGTCGGACGTACACCACGAGTTACTTTCTGTAATGATGTCGAACCGATACGGCTGTTAGTTACTGTATCTGTACCACGGACAGATTTGAATTTAAAGAATTGCCGCATCATTGAATCTTTTAAGAAACGATGTTCTACTTCTCCACCGTACTGTTCAATGTACAACGGGTTAATGTTACCGGAATCGATACCACCTTGATGACCACTACGCGCTTGGTCTGCTGCTACTTGTTGTCCAAGAATTGACATTTTATCTCCTACTTATTAAAAATTATTCTTCATGGCTTTTAGTCGTCTAGCGTCTAGTTTAGCAATTTCTGTAGATTGGCCATATACATGACCTTTCTCTAATAGTTTATTTAACTCTACATTATATTCTGTTGCAGATAGTGGTGTATCTTTGGTATAAGTTGTACCACTATCACCAGACACTAATTTAGCCTCTTGTGTAAAACCATCGGAATTTTTAAACTGTTCTACTAAATAATTTGTTGCTAATTCCGCAGCAAAACCACCTTGTTGTAATAGTTTATTAATTTCTGGTTTTTGTTCTGCTGGTATGTTTTCACCAGCCCAAGATGACAACTCTTTCCACGTTTCTTCACCTGATTGGTCTGTAATACCTTCAAATGCTTTTTGTACTTGGTCGTATACTGCCTTATCTCTAGATTTTGCAGTTGCTACGTTTTCTTTATGTAGACCAGTAAGTTTTTCTGCAATAAGACTACCTACAGCTTCACCATGTTTATCTACTAATGCTTTCAATATATCCGCACTAATTTCACCATTGGCTTCTGTGATATCTTTTGCTACTTCACTAGGTTTTAAACCTGCATCTGATACTAACTTCTGTAATTTACCGACTTTAGTTGTGTCCTGTAATACTGATGTTGTCTCTTCTGTAGGTGTTTCTACTTTATCTTCTGGTACAACAGTTGGTGCTTGTTGTTCTTGTTTTTGTTGTGTCTGTTGTCCCTGCTCTTCGTTAGGGGATTTATTTTCTGTGTCTACAGTTTGTGAGTTTTCTTCTGACACATTATTCTCCTTTACCTTGTGTTACTGCTTGCTCACGCATACCTTCTGCTTCTGCATTAAGTGCCATACGTTTACGCAAATCTTCTTCTACTTGTTCTTTAGGTTTAAGTATTGCGTCATAGTCTACGCCATGTCTTGCACCTAATACGGATATAAGTTTTTCGTAATCTATTCTTATTGCTACTTCTTCTGGTACTTCTGCTAAAGCGTTCAAGTCTATAAAGAAGCTTCTTAACCTATCTAATTCTGAATTACGTGATAGTGATTCTAATCCAGTTACTATAGTAGGTTCTACATCTTTAAATGTCTTATCTACTGATTTTAACAAGTATCTTGCTAATGGTACTTGTAGTTCTGTAGCTAATCTAGAATATACACCACCTAAAGAGCTTTCTAACTCATTAGCTTGCATTCTAATTTCTTCGGCTGTTACTCGTTCTGCGTCCCGTGTTACTGCTGAATTAACTAAAAATGCTACACCTATACGTTTTTCTATTGCTGCAAATTCTTCTCTTAAGAATATTGTGTTACCTGCAATGTTTGGTGTATGAACAAATAAGTCTTCTTCTACTCCTGGTACATATGAGCCAGAAGGTGCTTCTGTTATTACCTTAACATCTGTTTGCCCTGCTGGATTAACCAACGTTTTAACATCAGTAAGTAATGTTACGTAGTCTAGTATAGCTTCTGATACTGTAGATAATGAATGAAAATCTCCAGCGTGATTCTCTACTAAACCTGTTCCGTAATCTTGCTTTCTTGCTAAGTTCCAAGTTAATGGAACCCAAGGACAATCTTTTAAGCTATATTGACCTATCCTCTCGTGACAATAACATAAGTCTTCTAATTCTTGCCAAACTATATAACGTTTACCTACTCTCTGTACACATGTAAATAATGTTACTGTATCACTTTCTTTGTAATTATGTTCTTTAGCTAAAAGTTGTTGTTCTTCTGTTAATCCCATAACTTGTTTTGCATCACGGAATATAATCTTTACAACTTCTCCTTCTAAATCACGCTTAACTACATAATCTCGTAAAGTGTATTCTTGGATACTATCTTTACCTAAATACATTAAACTGTTTCCAGTAATTATTAATTGTGTGATTATATTTGTTAACGTCACTCTTGCACGAACTCTTTCCAACTCACGCATTGCTTCACGTTCGGAATAAGCTAACACTTTTTCAATCTCTGCTTGGTCTAACGCTGCTTCTTCTTCTAGTTCTTGTTTTTGTTTATCATTAAGAGTCATTTTAAAGAAAGGTCTAGACGGTTGAAACAGTGCTATCATTATTTTGTTAGCAAGGTTTGTTACAGCATGCGCTCCTACTGATTGATAATCATTTTGTAGTTCTTCATTGTTAGATAACTCATCTATTGGAAATGTTACTGGCAATGTCCATCCGGCATATTGTTCAGCTCTTTCAATTAAAGATTCATTTCTGTAAGTATGGTCGTTAAACTCTTTCTTTAATTTATACTCTCCACTTAGGTATAAATTGTGTAAGTCTCCAAGTTTCATTGTCTCTCCTAAATACTTAGTGAGGCACGTTTGGTCTTACGCTTTACTCTTGTATCAACTTCATCATCTAGTCCTAGACGTACTTCGCCTAGTTCACCTAAGCCACTACCTTCTGTTTCTGCAAATACTTCTGCTTTACGTGCAGCTGCTTCATCTTCTTTAGCTTGTTTTCTAGCCTTCTTAGCAGCTTTCTTTTGCATAGTTACATTTACGGCAGTAGATGCTACAATAGCTGTTGCTACCCATGACATATTACTTCCCCTTATTACTTAATAATTCGTATGAGGGAGATATTATATCCTGCTTAATCTTCTTTATGGACTTACGTTTAGTCTTGTGGATTGTTATCCATACACTATCTTCTAAAGTATATCCTGCGCGTTTAGTTCCTGCTTTACTTATTAAAGTTATTGTATTATTTTCAGCATCTAGTATTTCTCTACCATCTTCTGATATAACACATATTTTCCCTTTTGTTAGTAAACTTATGTGTGTAGTTTTATGTATCTCTCCAACTAATACAGTACCTTTAGGTATAAATACTTCTCTTGTATAAACACCTTCACATAATGTTTCTTTTACAGGGATCTCTGCTTTATGTTCTACTTCTAACTTTTTACAAGTACTTTCTAAATCTAGTAGAATTCTTCTTCTTGTAGGTATGTCTAATTTTCCCCAATGAGGATTACGCACTGTTTTTATTAAATCCATTACCAACCCTCGTTAAGTTTCTTTTCTATCATATTAATTACAGATTGTTGTCCTTCATGAAACATGATATCTCTATCACCTACTTTTGGTGTATAGTTTCTTTTCGGGAATATTGTTTTTAATATTTCTAATTGCCTTTTACCAAGACCTAGTGCATCTTTATCCAAAGAAGTAATTGGCATCTAATATCTCCTCTATTTTGTAATCACCACATTCTGGTGTTTCTATATCTTCGTGTGGTTTTACTTGAGTAATCCACTCATTTAATACATCGTGATTCTCATATAGTTCTTTAAATGCTATACGTATATCTTTTGCTAGTATTTCGGCATTACCTGCATGACATCCAAAATCATCATGTACCATTGAGTAACTAATAAAGTTTGACTTTTCTACAGTAGTTACTAAATGAGTACTATCCAGACTATGTATAAAATTTGGTGCAATACCGTTCCTTTGTCCATAAGGGTTTGCTGGTACATCTTTATCAAACTGGTGTAATTTTAAGGTTAGTCCACCGTTTATTTGTGTTTTAATCTTATGTTCACTAGATTCACTGTAGAATTGAAACACTGGAAATCCTATAGGCGTTAACCAATGTGCAAAGTATTTTCCAGAGTTTTGTTGTAACCATTTCATACCTACTCTAGCTGCTATTACTACATCTCCGATAGCGTCCCACAATATAGGTGTTAAGAACTTTGCGAACTCCCACTTATATTTTTCGTCTAAATTAAACTTACTCCAATTATCATCAACGTAATCTAATATAGCTTGTCTAGCAGATACTTTAGTTGCTCCGTAAGGTAATGTCATAACTGGCTTTTTAGCTAGTTTTCTATTAACACCTACTTTTAACCATTTTCTTGCTCTTGGGTCATCTATGTCTTTTAGTAATTCTACACAACGTACAGCTACTTGTGCGTATATATCTTGTGGTTTATCTGTTTTAGTTAAGTTAGTAGCGTATGCTCCAACACTATCTCGAAGTATTGCTGAATAATGCTGTAAACCATTACAGCTGCCATCTTGCCCTACAGGTATTTGACTTTTGAAAGTCTTTAATCTACCGCAATCACATGCTACCCACTCAAAACAGAATGCTAAAAACTGATAAGGTTTATCTGCATTCCCCCAATATTCTCTGCTAGATATTGGATCGTCTACTACTGCTCTTATATGCCGTTCTTCCGATTTAATAAACGCTACTCGTTCTTCGAATGATACTTTATCTACACCATATGTATTAGATCCGTGTATAGCTAACCATTTAATACCCGACTCACCTAGTTCTACCCCTTCTTTAAAAAGTAATAAACCTTTAGACGAGTCTGCACCTTGTGGACTTAACCCTGCTGTAGCACAATATATACGACCTCTGAAATCCGTAGTATACACATAATAAAACTCTTCCCAATCTTCAAGCTCTTTTGCTAATCTAAAAGATTGAGTAAATGCTATTACTTGTCCTTTACGTTTACGTTCTTTGTCGTACTCACGTTTAGCTACTTCTTTCCAACAAGAAACCTCTAATTGTTGTTCTGTTGTTAAATCTGTTTTAGCAACTTCTCGTAAATGTTCTGGGAACGGTGGTGGTTTAATCTCTATGCTACTTGGTACACCTATTGCTAAACCTTTTTCATATACAATCTTTTGGACTTCTAATACTTGCTTATTTATACACCATGAAGTTTTTTGTAGTTTATTTACTACAGCTATATGCCTTTCTGGTGGATTAGCATAAACAAAATCTTTATGTATCTTACCTCTGGTTTTAATGAAATTCTTTTGCATCTTTGGTGTATAGTAACCACCATGTCTTTGACTGTCCCAGTCTCTAGGCACAATCTTTAATGGTAAGAAAGCAGGAAACATGAATCCTCGCTCTCTTTCAAATATGGCCGCCCATTCATCAAATGCTACAGTAGCTTCTAACTTATGCGTACTTTTACCACCTCTCCAATGCTTTTGTATGAATAATACATCAGAGAAAGTATCCATTACACAAGCCATTATTTTCTGACCAACTTGAACCTTTTGTGATGGTGTCCAATCGTACCAGTTAATATCAAAGTCTCTAAACTTCTTCATTAATGTTTTTTGTTTATGTGTATAATCATCTACTTTTTGTTGTGCAAATGAATGTACTACAGTGTTGTAATATTCTGGATAACTAACTTCAAACATTTTACATTTTAAGTTAACTTCTATTTTACTGGCTATTGATAAACATACTTTTAATAACGTGTTATCTTTACGCTCCCCAATAGTTTGGAATGCTGTTTGCATACCGATGTATGCCATCTGCATATAGTCTGTACCTTGTGAGGCGTGTTTTAATAACTTATTGTATATAGCCTGTTTACCATTATTTTTGTTGGCTAGAAATTCTATACGTTCTGCTACTTCTACAATTCTATCTCTTAACTGAAATACTACAGCATCGGTTAATTCAGCTTGTCCTGTGTCTCGAAGTCTATCTTGTGACTTGAAGTATTGCTCAGAACCTCGTTCTACACATACTCTTTCCCATTCTATTTGGTCGCGTAAGTTCATCGTTTCTTTGCCCTTGCTTCTCTTGCTTTTCTATTACGTTCTAAGCGCTTTTCGTCAGCTGTTTTGTGGGTAGGGTGCAAAATGTTTACTTGTGGGGTAGAGTGCTTTTCAAGATATTTACCAAGTCCTATCATGTACTCGTATGGTTGTACACCAGCATGACTTCTTCTTGCTATTACCTTGATTTTTCCTTCTATACCATTACACGAATTATGAATAGCACCACGAATGAATCCTGTATCATGATCATGGTCTAATACTGCGTAATCTTTTCTAGTAAAAGGTCTACCACATATAGCGCATTTTGCACCCTGCTTACTAACTAATTGCTTTAAAACGCTATCAACTTGATTCGTTTTAAGTCTCATTAATCGATATCTTCCTGTGTTTTATCATGTCTTACTGCTTTAAATCTAGGCTCTCTTAACATACCATCTGGTAGTTCTAACATAGCTTTAACTTCAATAACTTTACCTATAATAGTTTCTCTTCCAGTCCACCAATCATCACGTTGTTTATCGGTCATACCAGATACTACTATTTCTCCTTTTGTACTTTTACATACTAAACGACCTAATGTACCACTGTATTTACCTTTACCCTCGTCCATTCCAATAACAAGTAAGTCTTTAGTTATTTCTTGTTTAATCTTCATAATGTCAGAGTTTCTAGCACCAAATATATATTTACCTTTGGCGTTCTTTATTATGATTCCTTCGCCACCTTCTTTCCATATACTTCTTGCTACATCTAAAAGTGTTTGTTCTGCATCTAACCCTAATGTAACAGTTTTAATAATAGGTGCCATTACTACTTCATCTAAGTTCATGATATCTACTGCTTGGGCAGCTTGTCTAAAGCGTATATTAAAAGGCGTTAGACTAACCCCTACTCTAAAATCATGCACTCTTAAGTAAGCGTTATAACATGGTTCTTTTTTACGATTTAATAATCCGTTCAGTGTTGGGAAATCTTCTACACCTTTTACTAATATCTCGAATATTAATACACCTGTATACGGATATACTGCTTTAATCTTGTCGGCTAGCCACTGTACACTCGGTATAATTCTACCTGCTCTTGAGTATATATGTCCGTTTTCATAGTATCCATACCACCCATCATACTTTTCAAAGATATGAACTTTTGTGTCGATGTAATTAGGATTCTTCTTAGCTTGTTCTAAATGGAAGTGTTTAGCTTTTTGTGGTTTCATGGTTACTCCCTAAAGCACTTCCCCAAAAGCCTAATGCTTTTAATACCTTTTTATGTTCTTTATTAGGTACACCACGTTCTGTTAAATATTCTTTTAGTTTTCTTTTATTAGTACGTGGGTTGTTACTATCTGTTTCTACTACATCAAATGTTACTGAACCATTACCTTCTTCTGTGTCACTTTCGTTTACTGCTATTATAAACTTCATTCAAATCTCTCCATCTGTAACTTAGCCAATTGCTTAAATCGTTTTAAACGGTCTTTCTGTTCTCCTGATGGAGTAACATTAAAACCTACTTCTTTTAAGAAATCACATACATCTAGTACCTTACTTGTTCTACGCATCCATAGTAAGAATGCCTGTTCAAGAAACATGTATTGCCAACCATCTCTATAAAAGTCTGAGTATGCTTCTGTTACAATTTTCATTGCGTCGTAGTCATTAGTTACACCGTTTAACATAGCTACGGCTTTCGCTTCACCACAAGCTAACGCTTTTCTATTAGGGTTATATGTTTTAGTTGGTAAATACTTATTAGCTAAACGTCCTGTTAATTTAGGTAATCCTGGTATATTGTCTGCTGTATCGCCCATTATCATCTGGTGCCAGAACCATGACGTACCTGTACCTATCAACTTAGGTTTTACGTTACCTACCTCTTTATATGATGTACTTCCATAACCTTTTACATTATATACTCTACCTGTTTCTGGGTCACAGTGTAAACCTTCTACCATCCATAAATCTTTATCACCCGACATAATAATAGAACTATTGTTACCTAACTCTTTACGTCTAGCTAACTGCATTTGTGATAAAGAATCGTCTGCTTCCTGAAATACGTTAACTACCGGTGTTATCTCTGGTGTTTTATAATTACCTAACATAGTGCGTAACTGTCTTACCCTTTCTGTTTTAATAGGGTCTCTGTCTGCTCTATTTTCTTGATACGGTTTTACAGAGGCGAACTGTTCTCGTCCACCTTTTAAGCCTAATGTTAAATGTACATTAATGTGTCCTGCACCTGCCATTACACGCTTCTTTTGTAACATGTTCTTAAGTGCGTTAAAGTTCTCTTGTATTGATTCGTCTGTCCATGCACAGTAATAACAGAAAAAATCTGCGTCAGCCTGTAAAACCCTTTCGGCATGGATTTTAGGGTTTAAATCGTCATTCTCCGCAGCGCTGGCGGCAATATTTTGAATATCCATGCCATTACCTTAATCGTCTAAAGAAGGCAGCTCAGGCTCACCTGTTGCATTTTCTGATAGGTGTGATAAATCTGGTTCATCTTCTAATTCGTCAATATTAATATGTTCTTGTGTTAGAGCTTGTGTTCTACTACCTTCCCATTCAATATTAGTCTGAATTAACTCTTGAATCCAGTTCTTGGACTTCAAGACCTTCTCTTTAGTCTTCTCGTCTTCTACTTCACGTTCACCTTCAATGAAGATGCTATCCCAAGTTTCTTTTACTTGTTCATCTGATAGTGATGGGTTTTCCCAGAAGAATAACGATGGTGTACCTTGTAATTCTGGTATAGCAATAGATGTTTCTTCTTCTGAGATTTCATCAATTTTAACTGGACGTTTCATAGACCATGCACCATCTAAATCTAAGTTAGCATAAGTCTGTTTCTTATCACCTTCACCTACTTCATTATGATAAATCTCACCTAACATAGGTTGTCCAATCATAGAAGCAAAACCTTTATGTGTGCCACCGCAAGCTGCATTCATTACTTTGAATAATTTACGGAAACCAGATTTACTTGTTGTTCCTTTGTTTACTCTTACTTGAATAGTTTGATTAACTTTCTTACCATCAATATCAATTTGATGTTTAGGGTGTGATAATTCAAATGTTAATATTGTTTTTAAAGCTGGTTTATGTGTTGGGTTTTTCGATTCAAATCTACCTAATTCTACATAGCTTAATAATCGTAAAAAAGCAATACCTGCTTTTGGTAGTTCTCTTTCAAACTTCTGGTCTACTGTTAAATCTTCTGCCTCAATAGCGGCACTGTTAATTGCGTTAATATCCAATTTATTCTCCTAATATCTTTTTAATCATTTTTAAACTACGTTTCGCCACATTATTGTCTTCTTTTAAAACTTTTATAACCTCTTCATGTACATCTATTTTTTCCGACGTATTTTCAATAAATCTTTCTAAGTCTTCTTTATTTTTACTAAACCTATTTAATATTTCTCTTAATTTCATTAGTGCAATACTTCCATTTTATATAAATCTTTACCTATCTCTGTTTCACACGGGAAAGGCACTTCTATTCTTAAATCAGGGTACGCAGTGTTGAATACTTCTGGTACTGATTCTAATATCTTTTGTACTTCTTTTGCTACAGGTTTTATAGTTTCTGTATCACCATCTAATAACACACAATCGTGTACCGTATTAATTAGTAATACTTTATCGTTAAAGTTATCATTTTCTAACATGTATCTAAATACTTTACCTAACATAGTTTGTACAATCTCTCCACCAAATCCTTGTACTGGATAGTTCTTTCTTTCAGTTGGTGAGAAACCTGTATATTTACCGTGTTTGTGCATGAAGTCTGGTGTTATACCTTCTCTCCATACATATCTAGTACCTGTTGGGCTATCCCAATGTGATTCACCTTGTGTGAATGCTACACCTTCTAAGAATAGTTTCTTATCTGTTTTAATACGATTATTCTTAATTGTTGTTTCTAGCATTTTGTCGAATTCAGCTACCATAGGATATAGTTTATTCTCTGCTTCTACTAATGCTTCTACATCTGCTTTACTCATACCTGTAGATTGTACAACAGCGTCTACACCTGCACCGTATGCTCGCTGGAACGAGAATGCTTTAGCACCTGTACGCATTTTACAATATTCTTCATCTTCTTCTACTTTACATTTATGTAATACATCTTCGTAGTTTTCATTTAGTTTTGCGGCTAATCTTTTACAATGAAAATCAACTTTATTATTTAAGTCTATCATTAATTGTTTATCTCTGGATAGTACACCTTGTACTACTACTTCTAATTGAGAATAATCAATCTCTGCTAATGAGCCATTTTCAAAACGGGATGTAAACATTTGCTTAACTTTTGATGTACCTTTCCTTGGTAATGTTTGTAAGTTAGGGTCACTACATGACAATCTTGATGTAACTGTACTTGTATGATTTAGTTTATGGTGAAGAATGTTATCTTCACCTAACAAAGTTAACATACCTTTTTTATTGCCTTTCTTGTCTTCCATGTAATAGTAAGTACCTAAGTCTTTAAGTATTGATGTTCTTTCTGCTAGTGCGTCTGTAAATGGTAAACCTCGTTTAGACAGTTCTTCAATAACACTGGCTGCTACTGAATATACAGGTTTATCGAATGCGTCTGTCATAGCACCTAACCAACTCTTATTAGGTTTAGTGTAACCTTTAAATGTAAAGTAATGTGGTTGTTTAGCACCTTTTGGCTTTGTTAAATCTGGTACTGACATTTGTTTAGTTTTACCTAAACCACGTTTCTGCCCACCTTGATAACGTTTTTGTACTAAATATGTTTTACCCTTACGTGATACTGTATTAGGTGTACCTGTTGGTACTTCCATCACATGTAATGCACCTGCTACTTTTGTATTCTCTGGGTCTACTGGTACGTCTTTTTTAAGTATCCATTTATCTTCTTCTAATACGGGTATATCAAATAAAGGAAACTCTACTTTCTTCTTAGCGTATAATATGTTACCATTCTCATCTTTATGAGGTAGCCATTTTTCGTACTTTACTGTACCACCAAATATAATACATGATGCCATTTGCGGAGAACCCCAGTTAAATATTAATTCTGGTGGTAACTCTGGTATAAAGCTGTCTAATTTATTTGATGCAGCTTCTAACTTTTCCATTAAATCTAAACGTAGTTCTTCACCTTTTTGTGCGTTTACTAACATACCGTTATATTCCATTTCAGTAGTTGCTAATAATCCATCCATTCTAAATTTAAGCATAGTACGAAATTCTTTAGGGAAGTATTTTTTCATACGTTTAATCTGACCTACGTATATAAGCCATGTGTTTTGTACATCACCTACAATTTCTTTAGTACCTACTAAATAATCTGTAAGTAAGTCTCTAGGTATTTCACTCGTTAAACAACCTTCTTCCCACATTTCTTTTACTGCGTCAATCTTACAACCACCACCATAGTTAGTAGCAATGTCATTCATTGAACACATTTGTACGTCTTGTGTCATACCACCTAGTAAATATTCTACATACTGACCACAGTAAATTGTTACACCACGTTTCAGTGCTGCTCTAAGTGCTGGTTCTCTCCATACCCAAAGTAAATCAAACTTAATATTAAAACCATTAATGATATCTCCTTTTCCCATTTGATTTAGAACTTCTACAGGCATTACTGGCTCTCTATGGTTTTCTTTGTAATACTTTTGTTTTCTTTCTCCACCGTTTACTGACCAACCTACCATAACAATATAGTTACGTGGGTCAAAAGACGATGCTACCCGTTTATTTAATTTATGATTTTCTGTTTCTAAATCAAATGTTAAAATTATCATATTATTTCCTTAACAAGGTCGTACATGCGGGTCTACATATTCTCCTGATTTACTTTCTGGTACTATTATGTCTACGTCTATTTCTTTATTTTCTGTTGTAAATACACTTTTTATTACACGACCGTAATTAGTTACATATGTAAATCCTAGAGTTCTTAGTTTTTCAGCAAGATCATTTGTATCTATCTGGTTAAAACATTTATGCGAGTATACCACGAAATCTATATCTTTTCTTTCGCCTTCTTTGTATAGTACTCCTCCAGTTAGTCCGACATGTAAAGTATCTGGTAAACCTTCTTCTAAATGTTTTGCTATATGTAATGCTTGTTTTAAGCAAGTTGTTTTAACGTCAACTTGATCACCTTCTTTTATACTCATTTTATTCTCCTTTATTTAAAATACACCCTATATAATTAAGTTAAACAAACTAGACATCAGAATGTATTGTGTAAGATGTATTTTAAGTAAATGAGTCACTATGTAGTGACTCTATAATTATGCTATACAGACCACCTTGCAGCATAGCCACGGGTATCTATATGTATAAAATTCTTGTACTTACCGATTCCTAACAAGTTGGCAAATGGCAGATTCTTTAGAAACATGTATAGTTCTTGTACTGAAACATCCTTTACATGTATGTCTACTGCATCTACTAATGGTTCATCTTCTGTGAATATATGTTCACTATTTTTTGAACCACCTACTTGTTTATTATATTTTCTACAACGTGCTGCTGATAGTATGGTGACTGGCTTATTAAAGTGCATTCTTATTACTTCTAGCACAATTAATGTAGCTATACTAATACCACCACCTTTACAACAACTACAAGTAAACTTTTCGTCACCCTCGGGTGAAAAGTGCTGAGTTCTGTATGTGTTAGTACCTATCATTATCCTACCTTATGTGCCTTACATGCAATTACATTGGCTTTTCCACAACCGTTGCCGAATTTAGGTTCACCATTACATACTGCGAAGTTTTCTGTACATGTGTCGCAAAGATTACCTTCTAATATTTTCCGCTCTGTTTTCAAATCCCGTTCAAAAGCTTCTTGTTCTGTGAACTTCTCTGGGAATCGTGCTTTCAACTTAGCAATCACACGAGCTTGTTCTGTTTCGAAGTCAGTACCTACCGCATCAAATAGAATTGCTAGATACCACAGGATGTCACCTGCTTCTTCTTTGATGTTTGTCACATCTAGCTCACGTCCATAAAACGAAGCCTTCTTTAGTGCGTCAAGTAGTTCACCTGCTTCTGTTACAAGACCGAACGCAGCATGTAGTACTCGTGGGTCTTGTGGGAAGTATTTGGGTGACTCTGTACGCAATGCGTCTTGAATAAATGAATTACTCATTATATATCCCCAAAGTCTAAATCTCTTGTGTCATCTTCAATAGTACCTATCAAGTAGCTACTGTTTTGAAGTTCCATGTTAGCTGTTTGTATCTTGCTTGGGTCGATGTACTTCTCCATGTAAGGTAATGGATTCTTACGTACTTCTCGATTAGGTGTTAGACCAAATACTTTGTAAACTGGTGCAGCCATATGCTCCACGTAATCAGTAAGTAATTGCTCATTCAAACCTATAACTTCACGACCTTCACTGAATACATACTTTGACCAACTAATTTCATTTTCAACTACTTGATCTAATAGTTCTTTAATCTCCCCATTACACTCATGGATTGTTGTTTGCCATTCTGGGTCTTTAACTAATATGTCCAGAATGGTGTAATCCATTCGAGTGTGCAAAACTTCGTCACGGCAAATAAGTTGTACTAACTTACCAATACCTTGGAACTTACCAGTTTCTACAATGGAGAACGTAACCGCAAACGATGCCATAAATGCAATCGCTTCTAACGCGAATAATGCAGTAAACGCTAATAAGATTGCTCTACGTACCTCATGTTCATTCGTCTTGTCTACATTTGCTAATCTGTCAAATGCTTCCACAATAACGTCACTACGAGTTAATACTTGAGAATCGTTGTAAATTTCTTCTAATAGTTCGTTGG